GCAAGGCGAACCAGCAGCTGCTCGCCGATGCGCGTCGCAAGCGTCAGCAGAAGGGCGTTCTCGCGACCGACGACCAGACCGGCGGCAGCGTTCTCGCCTCCGGTGGCAAGTCGGCTTCGGCTGCGGCCTCGACCGTCCTCGGTAGCGGTGGCGCGTGATGGCTGACGGCTCGACCATCGTCCGCCGCTTGGAGTCGCTGCGCGGGCTCCGTCAGCCGCATGAGTCGGGCTGGGGCGAGTGCTTCGACTTCAGCTATCCCGAGCGCGGCATGGGCCTCAACGGCTCGACGATGACATCGAGCGAAGCGCAGTCGAAGAAGAATCGCATCCTCGACGACACCGCCGCGGACTCCGCGCGGATCCTGTCGGCCTCGCTGGTCTCGGGAACGACTCCGGCGAACTCGATCTGGTTCGGCCTGGACGCTGGCAACGAGACGGCGGACGAGGGTCCGAACAAGGGCGAGGGCGATGTCGAGGACCGCTGGCTCGACAACTCGTCGCGGACGATCTTCGAGAACATCCACTCGTCGAACTTCGATGCCGCGGCCTTCGAGTGCTGCGTCGACATCGTTCCCGCCGGCTGGTTCGTCCTCTACATCGACGAGGCGAAGGAAGGCGGCTACCACTTCGAGCAATGGCCGATCGCGCAATGCTTCATCAGCTCTTCGCGCCTGGGCGGGCTGGTCGATACGATCTACCGCGAGGTCGAGCTGACCGTCGAGCAGCTGGTCGCCGAGTACGGCATCGATCGCGTGTCCGCTGCCGTCGCCGAGAAGTTCAAGCAAGAGAAGTTCGACGAGAAGATCAAGCTCGTCCATGCGATCTACCCGCGCGCCGTGCATGTCGTCGGTGCGCGCATGTCCAAGAATCTGCCGTTCGCGTCGTGTCATGTCGAAGTGGCGACAAAGACCGTGCTGCGCGAATCCGGCTATCACGAGTTTCCCTGCGTCGTTCCGCGTTGGATGCTGATCCCGGGCACGCCCTACGCGACCGGCCCGATGTCGAACGCGCTGGGCTCGATCCGCTCGATCAACGACATCAAGGCGCTGGAACTGGCGAACCTCGACCTCGCTGTCGCCGGCATGTGGATCGCCGAAGACGATGGCGTCCTGAATCCGCGCACGATCAAGATCGGCCCGCGCAAGATCGTCGTCGCGAACTCGGTCGACAGCATGAAGCCGCTGACGCCTGGCGCGAACTTCAACGTCGCATTCACGGCCGAGGAACGGCTGCAGGCAACGATCCGAAAGATCCTGCTCGCCGACCAGCTGCAGCCGCAGGACGGCCCGGCCATGACGGCGACGGAGGTCCATGTCCGCGTGCAACTGATCCGCCAGCTGCTCGGCCCGATCTATGGCCGGCTGCAGGCCGAGTACCTGCAACCGCTGATTGCCCGCTGCTTCGGCCTGGCCTACCGCGCCGGCATCCTGGGCGAGGCGCCGGATTCCCTCAAGGGTCGCGTGTTCTCGGTCAAGTACATCAGCCCGCTCGCCCGGGCGCAGAAGATGGAAGAGGTTCAGGCGATCGATCAATACGTCGCCGGAGCCGTGCAAGTTTCCGAAGTGCATCCGGAAATCCTCGATACCGTTGATTTCGACGCGGCCCAGCGGGTACGCGGTGCGGCGCTCGGCGTGCCGTCCTCGGTCATGCCCACGGAGCGCGATGTCGCTGCCAAGCGCCAAGCCAGGGCGGACGCGCAGAAGCAGGCCCAGCAGCAGCAAACGCAGGCCGACATGATGACCCGGGCCGCGCCTGAACTGGCTAAACGCGCCGCTGCATGACCACTGCCAGCGAGCAGCGTCCTACACCGCAGGACTATGCCGACCTGTTCGAGGTCGATAAGCGGGGCGCGCGGATCCTCGAAGATCTGATCATGCGGTTCTATCGCCCGCCGTCGAAGTCCTCCGGCATTGACCGGATTCTCGACGCGCATGAATTCATCGGGCGCCGCAAGGTGATCGATTTCATTGCAACACAGATCAACCGGGCGAACGGCGTTCCGGAAGATTCAGACCAAGGAGAGCAATCATGCTGATCAGGAAAGGACTTCGCTATGTTTTCATGGATGCGGCGAGCGGTGGAGAGGGTGGGGCGGCTGGTGGCGGCGGTGGCGCTGCCGGAGGCGCAGCTGCTGGATCGGATCAGGGAGGCGCCGCCGGTCCCGCCGGGTCGGCCCCGGGAGCTGCCGCGGCTGCTGCTGCGTCTGCCGGGTCATCCGCTGCCGGTGGATCTGCTGCTGCCGGAGCCGCCGGAGCTGCCGGAGCCGAAGGCGGTTCGGCGCTCCAAGCCGGCGCCCAAACCGTTTCGATCCCCGAAAAGTACCAAGTCAAGAAAGAAGACGGCTCGCTCGACATCGAAGCCAGCTCGCTGAAACTGGCCGAGGCTTACGGGCACCTTGAGAAGCGCCTGGGCACTGGCGACGCGCCGCCGAAGTCCGCCGAAGAGTACGAGATCAAAGTCCCCGACGCGCTGAAGGACGTATGGAAGCCCGCCGAGGATCCGCTGCTGACCGAGTTCCTGAAGGACGCGCACGCTGCCGGCTTCACTCAGAAGCAGATCGACCTCGCCATGTCGCGCTACCTGGAACTGGCGCCGAAGCTCGTCGCCGGATCGTCGCAGCTGTCGGCCGATGATTGCGTCGCCCAGCTGAAGACGGAATGGAAGACGGACGACGACTACAAGGCCGGCGTCGGCAAGGCGTATCAGGCCGCAGTCGCCTACTTCGGCCAGGACGCCGACGCGATGATCAAGGAATACGGCAACGATCCGCGCCTGATCCGCGGGCTGGCTCGCATCGGTGCGGAAATGGGCGAGGACAAGACGCCGAACAGTGGCGGCGGCTCCGTGTCCGGTGATTCGATCGCCGGCCTGATGGCGTCCGAGGCTTACACGAACCCGAAGCACGCCGACCATGCGCGCGTCAGCAAGCAGATCGCCGACCACTTCCAGCGCCAGGCCGCAGCCGCCGAGAAAGCTGGCGCGAGCCCGTTGATGTAGTACCTTCATCGCGTCACAGATCAGCCGCCTCCGGGCGGCTTTTCTTTTTCGGAGCAAATGGACAGGAAACCGTCCGCGCCTCGGTCTGACAATCCGCTTCGACAGGCCCGCAGTGGCGCGCGGATACCCTGAAAGCTCGCAGCTCGTCGCAGTGAAGCCCTCGGCGAGAACGTAGCAGGCCCGGGAAACCGGACACCCTGGAAGGCTGACGAAAGACTTTCAACCTTTTTGGAGATTCATCATGTCCGACACCATCACCGCAGCCTTTGTGCAGCAGTGGGATGCGAGCATCCGCCACGCTGCCCAGCAAACCGAGTCCCGCCTGCAGAAGGCCATCACCGACCGCGGCGTCATCACTGGCGACGGCTTCACGATCAACAACATCGGCACCGTGGAAATGGAAGAGAACACCGTCCGACACGGCAATACCGAGTGGGGTGACCCTGGCCATACCAACCGCCTCGCGACCATGAAGGACTTCTACAAGGCCCTTCCGCTGGACCGCAACGACATTCCGAAGATGCTGGTCAACCCGGTAACCGGTGGCGACTACATGCGTCAGCTGATGGCCGCGCGCAATCGCAAGATCGATTCCGTGATCTACACGGCTCTCGGCGCGTCGATCAGCTCGAAGGATGGCGTCACCGCCAACACGCTGCCCGCCGGCCAGCTGATCGCCCACGGCTCCGCAGGCTTCACCAAGTCCAAGATCATTCAGGCGCGCTCGATCTTCCGCGCCAATGAGGCGGACGACGAGGCCGGCGAAGAGCTGTTCATGCTCTACAACGATCAGGCGCTGCAGGACATCCTCGCGGATGCCACGCTGACCAGCTCCGACTACATGGCCGTGCAGATGCTGCAGTCCGGCAAGCTGTCCGGCTCGTGGATGGGCTTCAACTGGATCCCGTATCAGGGCGTGACCTTCAGCTCTTCGACGTACTACCTCTACGCCTGGGCCAAGTCCGGAGTTCACTTCGGCAAGGGCTACGAAGAGGGCAACGTCACCCGTCGCGGCGACAAAAAGGATCTCTGGCAAGTCTCGATGGGGGCGTCTTACGGCGCCGGTCGTCAGGACGAGTACAAGGTCGTTCAGATCGCCTTCCAGTAATACCCCGGGCAAGGGGCTTCGGCCCCTTCTTCGAACTCTTCAAGGAGCAACATCATGGCAGAAAAAGTCAGCAAGCAAGCGGCCTACGTGGCAGCTGGTACGCGCAAGCAAGCCCCGGTAATGGGTGGCGGCGCGAAGAAGTGCATCCTCATCACTTCGCCGGATACCGTCACCTGGGCACAGAACGACACCATCGCCTCGCCGGTACTGATTCCGAAGGGCTCGCGCTTCCTGTGCGACACCTTCGTCAGTCACGCCGACATGGGCACGTCGATCACCCTGGATATCGGTATCCGCAAGGCTTCCGACAACAGCACGGCGATCGACGCGGACGGTATTTGCGCCGCTCTGGACGTGGCAACCGCCGCGGCCCGCGCTGCCGCGAATAACGGCGCCCTGGTCAAGGATGGCGTCGAGTACGTGACGACCGAAGACAGCTATGTCTATGCGACGCTGGGCGGTGGCACTCCCACGGCGAACGCGCAGCTTCGCATCGAAGTCTCGGTGCTGTTCCCGTAACGAATCAACGAACCTCCTCCGTGAAAGCGGGTTCCGCCCGGCCCCGAAAAGGGCTGGGCGTTTTTACTTAGGGACTGCCAAATGTCAGGAACCAGCGCCGTATCCATCTGCTCGAACGCCCTGCTGCTGCTCGGTGACAACCCGATCGACAGCTTCGACGTCGACAACAACCGCACCCGGCTGGTCGCGAACCTGTACGAGCAAAAGCGCGACATGGTTCTCCGGCTGCATCCGTGGAATTGCGCGACGAAGCGCGTCATTCTCTCGCCGGACACCGCAGAGCCGGAATTCGGCTGGACGTATCAATTCACGCTGCCCGACGACTGGGCGCGCACGGTATCTGTCGGCGAGGACGAGGCAAGCCCCGACGACTACGCCATCGAGGGCCGCAAGATCCTGATGGACACGAATGTCTGCTACCTGCGATATATCTGGAAGAACAATGTCGAATCGACCTGGGACGCGATCCTTGTCGATGCCATGACGAAGGTCATGGTCGCGGCGCTGACGTACCCGATCACCAAGTCGACCAGCAAGCAGGCGACCGAAGAGGAAATCGTCAAGGCGATTCTCAAGCAGGCCCGCGCGGTCGATGGCCAGGAGAACCCGCCCGAGACGCTGGGCGACTTCCCGCTGTTGGCGAACCGGATGCGCTGACCATGCCCAAGGTCAAGACGCTACAGAGCAACTTCAGCGCCGGGGAGCTGTCACCGCTCGGCGCCGGCCGGGTCGATATTGCCCGGTACCCGAACGCCGCCAAGGTGATGAAAAACGTCATTTCGCGCACGCTGGGCGGGGCGAAGAAGCGCGCCGGTATGGAGTGGCTGGCCGCTGCCAAGCATGACGACAAGACGGCCCGGCTCGTGCCCTACATCATCAACCGGGACACGGCCTACATGCTGGAAATGGGCGACACCTACCTCCGCGTGTTCAAGACGGACGGGACGCAGGTAGAGACATCGCCAGGCGTGCCGTACGAGATCACGACGCCCTACACCGAGGCTTATCTGCCGCAGATGGACTACGCCAAGGACGAGGACGCGATGTTTCTCTTCCATTCGGCCGTGTTCCCGAACCGGCTCCGGCGCTTTGCTGATGCGTCCTGGGACTGCTCGGCGGCGCCCTTCACGACGACGCCGTTCTCGGAGCAAGGGCACTATCCGGCGGCGACGCTGACGCTTTCCGCGAACACGGTCGGCACTGGCCGGACCATGACGGCATCGGCGGCGGTCTTCATGGCCTCGGACGTGGGGCGCGCAATCCTCTGGAATGCCGGGATCTTCGTGATCACCGCCTACACCGACACGACGCACGTAACCGGCGAGGTCAAGATCGTTTTCGACTCGGCGACGATCCCGTCCGGATCGTGGAACATGGACAGCAGCCCGCAAACCTCGCTCACGCCCGGGGCGAAGGATCCGGTCGGGGCTTCGACAAGCCTGACACTTGCTGCGGCGGGATGGCGCTCGGGGGATGTCGGGAAGTATGTCCGGCTCAATGGCGGGCTGATCAAGATTACCGCAGTCGGCACCACGACCGGAGCGACCGGGACCATCATCAACGAGCTGACTTCGACAACCGCGGCGCCGGGCCTCGCCTGGACGCTTGAATCGACGGTCTGGGGCTCGACCTTCGGCTATCCGCAGTCGGGCACGCTGCACGAGCAGCGCCTGGTCGCGGCAGGGACCACGAAGTATCCGCAAACGGTCTGGGGCTCGAAGACCGGCGAAGTCCTCGACTTCACCATCGGTACCGCTGACGACGACGCCTTTTCCTTCACCGTCTCGGACTCGAACAACCAGACGAACCAGATCAGCTTCATCGTCTCGGCGCGCAATCTGCTGGTGCTGACGCACGGCGGCGAGTTCTCGATGCAGGGCGGCGTCGAGAAACCGATTACCCCGACCAATATCCAGATCCGGCCGCAGTCACCGCACGGCGCGAAAAAGGTCCGACCGGTGCAAGTGGGCAAAGAGACGTTATTCGCCCAGCGCGCCGGCCGTAAGCTGCGCGCCCTGCGGTATCGCTACGACGAGGACGGCTATCAGGCGCCGGACCTGACGACGCTCGCGGAACATATCACCGAGACGGGCATCGCCTGCATGGCCTTCCAGCAGGAACCCGACCCGATTCTCTGGATCGTCCTCGGCAATGGCCGGCTGATCAGCGTCACGATCGACCGCGAGCTCGACGTTCTAGCCTGGAACCGCCACGAGACGGAGGGCGCGGTCGAATGGGTCGCGACGGTCCCGTCCGGCGACACGGAGCAAGTCTGGGTGCTGGTGCGCCGCTCGGTGAATGGGAGCATCGTCCGCTATGTCGAGCGGCTGCAAGAAAGCTGGTACCCGATCTATGGGACCGACTCGCCCGACTATGACGCCTTCCCAGTCGCCGACGAGCCGACGAACTGGGGATTCCAGCTCGATTGCGCGATCAGCCAGGACGATGCAGTCGGGAAGGCCGTCTGGAATGGCCTCGGTCACCTGGAAGGTGAAACGGTTCGCTGCATTGCCGATGGCGTCGATATGGGCGAGTTCACCGTCACCGCTGGCGCGATCACGCTGACGCGGGCAGCAAAGCGCGTGCTGGTCGGCCTGATGTACGCGCCGACCATCGAAATGCTGCCGCCGGAGATTCAGAGCGGAGAGGGAACCAGCCAGGCCAGCGCCATGAGTACGAATTCCTTCGTCGTTCGGGTCAACAACACCCTGAGCGTGACGGTCAACGGCGAGGAAATCATCCCCGGGCGGATTACTGGCCCGGCTCAGTTCGACACGCCGCCGGCTCTCTTCACTGGCGACAAGTCGGTCTCGGTCGTCGGCTGGGATCAGGGCAAGTCGCCGATCACGATCAGTCAGAACGCGCCGTTCCCCTTCCATCTGCTCGCGACGATCCGCACCGTCACGGTTAACGGGGGCTGACATGGCGAAGACGATTGTCCGCAACGCCACGCACGAAGACATCGCCGCGCTGCTGGACATCGGCGCCGCGATGCACGCCGAGTCCCCGCGCTATTCCCCGCTTTCCTACTCGCGCGCCAAGGTGCAGCAGCTGCTCGCGCACCTGATCAACATGCCGACCGGCTTCCTGCAAGTCGCCGAGCGAGACGGCCTGCTGATCGGCGGCATGGCCGGGATCATCACGCCGCAATGGTTCTCCGAGTCGGACCTGGTTGCAAGCGAGTTCGCGCTGTTCCTGCTTCCAGAGCATCGCGGGGGCATGGCGGCGCCGCGGCTGGTGAAGAGCTTCATTTCATGGGCGCGCGAGAACGGCGTCAAGCCGGGCTATGTGCAGCTAATCATTTCTACCGGCGTCCATGTCGAGCAGACGGCCGGGCTGTATCAGGCGCTCGGCTGTCGTCAATTTTCCGTAGGCTTCGAGGTGTAACCATGTGCATATCCGCGACGATGTTGATGGCAATCGGGACCGGCGTCTCTGTTCTCGGGCAGCTCCAACAGGGGCAGCAGCAAAAGGAAATGTATAACGCGCAGGCGCAGGCGACGATCAACGACGCGGCCTATCGATCCGACGCAGCCACGGCGCAAGCCGAGAAGATCCGCAAGGCCGGCAAGGCTCAAGTCGGCGAGGCGAACGCGGCGCTCGCGGCCTCGGGCGTCAAGCTCGGCCAGGGCTCGGCGCTGGAAGTGAAGAAGTCGATCATCCAGAACTCGGAAGAGGATGCGCTGTCGGCGATCTTGAGCGGCAAGCGGATCACCCAGACCGCGAACCAAGAGGCAAGCATGATGGCGCGGGCCGGCGACAATGCCCAGAGCAATGCGCTGATGGGCGCGGCTGGGACGGCGCTCTCTGCGGGCGGGCAGTACCTGTCCGGCGGCTGGAAGCTCTCGGCAAAGGCGGGGGGCTGAACATGCGAATCCCTCTCGGCAACTTCGGGCAGAGCATCGCGCAACCGGCGCCGCGTGAGCGGATCGTCCCCGGGGCTTACGGTGACAGCGGGACCGGAATGCAGAAGGCCGGCGACGCCCTGCTGCATGCTGGCAATGTCCTACTGACCGAAGAGAAGAATCAGGATCTCGCGCTGACCCGGGCCAAGGCGGCGAACGCTGTCCTCGATCGCGAGGTCGCGGTAAAGCAGATCTCCGGCGAGCTGTCGCAGCAGCTGGCGGACGGGTCGGTTCATTACGACGACGCCCCGAAGCTCTACAAGCAGCGCGTCGCCGATCTGGGCATGCCGGAAATGGCCGGGCTGGATCCGGTCACCGCCGAGAACTTCACCAAGGGATTGAAGCGGGTCGACTTCCATGCCGAGAACGGCCTGACCGTGGCCATTGCCAACGCGAAGAAAGCCGACTTCCGCACGCAGGCGGACGGGCTGCTCGACAAGCTCGGCAAGCAATCCAGCCTTCCCGGGGCTGATCCTGCCGCGATCAACGCGCAGGCCGATGGCCTCGACGAAATCGGCCGGCTTGCCTACGGTGGCGCCTGGTCGAAGAAGAAGCAGGACTGGATCGATGCGAACTGGGACGCGCACCTGAACCAGCGCGCCATGACCGCAGCAGCGGCCGGCGACATCAAGGCGCTGCAGGAGCTGCAGGGGGCGGTCACTGCCGGCGAGTTCGCCGACAAGCTCGATTCGAACCGCCGCAATACGCTGGTCGGCAAGCTCGAAGGCTATCGTACGTCGCTGATCCAGCGCCAGGAGGCCACAGCAGCCCGGGCCCAGCGCGAGCAGGAACGCCGGCTGAAGCAAGCCGAGGCTGAGTTCAACGTCTTCCAAGGGATTGCCGACAAAGGGACGATTCTCGCGCCCGAATACATCGATCGAGCCATGCGCGCGACCGCGGGCACGCCCTACCAGCAAGGAATCAAGATGCTGGCCCAGCAGGCGCAGGAAACCGGCGGGCTCGCCTCTCAACCGGTCACGGCGCAGCAGGCCGCACTCGATCAGGTCGACACGCTGATCGCACAGCGCGGCAGAACTCCCGAACTCGACAAGCGCCGCGAGCAGATCCAGAAGGTGCTATCCGGAAGCCTGGGCGACCTGAAGGCCAACGGACTGCGCGCCGGACTTGAGCGCGGCGTGATCAAGGACATCGCCCCGCTGGATACCTCAACGCCGGAAGCTCTCGCCGCATCGATCGACAATCGCCTCGCTCAGGCTCAGTCGGTAAGCCTGTGGGCCGGCAAGCCGGTATCGCCGCTGGACGGTCGAGAGGCCGAAGCCATCAGCGGAATGCTTGAATCTCTGCCGCCGAAGCAATGGGCCGAGGCTGTCTCGACGCTCTCTGGCAAGCTCGGGCCGAAGTTCTCGGGCGCCGTTGCTGCACAGATTGACGACAAGGACAAGCCGCTCGCCCTGGCCTTTGCGACTTCGAACTCGCAGACCTCCAAAGACCGCTACACGTCCGAGCTGATCAAGAAGGGCGCCATCGCCATCAAAGACGGCGCGGTGATGAAGGACGACAAGAAGGTAACCGGCTGGAAGGCGACGATCGCGAACGAGGTCGACGGCCTGTTCTCTGATCAGCGCCTTGCGACCGCGGCGAAAGAGTCGGCCTACTACATTGCGGCGGGCTTCGCGCAGGAAAACGGCGGAAGTGTCGGAAATGCGACCCTGAAAAACGCTGTTCAGCTGGCGATCGACGGCAACATCATCGAACACAAGGGAAAGCGGATCCCGGTCCCGGCAGGATGGAGCGAAGAGGATTTCGCCCGGGGGCTACGCAACGGCGCAGCGGTCGATATTGCCAAGCAGGCGCCGGACGGCAAGGTGAAGGCCGGCGGCGTCGAAATGTCAGCCAATGACTTCGCGGCCAGCGTGTCCGGCCAGGAACTGCTCTACGCCGGGCCGCGTCGCTATGCGGTAATCGTGAAGGGGCGCCCGGTCGTGAATTCCGCCGGCAAGCCGATCATCATCGGGGTGCAGTGATGGGGCTCGGCGACGCATTCCAAGAAAGCACCGATACCGCGCTGCGGGTCATGGCCTCGCGGCCGTTCGATCTCGAGCCGCCGAAGCCGAAGCACAGCGCCTGGTCGGTTATCCCCCGGGCTGTGGCCGGCGCCTTTACCGAAGTCGGCGGCAACATCATGGACGTGGCCAGCGCCTACGGCCAGGTGCAGGCCGCAACCGGTGCCAACGCGAACCCGCTGATTCCCGACTCTCCCGAGGACCGCAAGCAGCGCCTTGAGGCCTTCGACAAGCTGAAGACAGGCGGAATCGACTGGCAGCCGGAAGAGAGCCGGCCGCACTACCAGATGGCGCGCGACCTGCGCCCCGATCCGATCACCGCCGGAGCCGCAGAGAA